ACTCCTGGTAAGAACACAAAATACATCTTGATGTCAGTTGAATTTACACAGGCAACTTTACAGAATCAAGGAGCTTCTTCTGATTACTATGCTGGTGTTATCCAATGTAATATTTATTGTCCAAAAGGAAAAGGTACTGCGACTCTATCTGCGATAGGAGAGGCTGTAATTGATGGTCTTACTTCTGTTAATGCTTCTGATTATACTGATACGTTTAGTTGTAAACCAAGAGTGCTTGATATAAATGGAGTTACTCCGTTAGAGATTGAAGATAGAAGTCATTTTGTTGGTCTTATTTCTTGTCAATTTACAGCTAATGCCTAATATAAGTATAATATAACTATTATATTAAATTAATATGGAAGCGATTGAACTATTGAAGAATAAATTTGGTGTAAGCCAAAAATATCTTTATGAGTTGAAAGATGGAGAAGAGACAGTATTAGAGATATATTGGAATCCATTAACAATCGCAGAAAGAGAAGCCATAGTTAGTAAATCTGGTGATACTGCAACAAACGATGATTTTGCTTTAAATTTAATGATTACAAAAGCATTAGATAAAAATGGTAATAGATTATTTCAAGATGGGCATAAAGCTTCATTAAGGAGAGAAGTAAATGCTGCAACTTTACAAGATATACAACTTGCAATGTTAAATTCTGGTAATGAATATAAAATGGAGGCAGCGAAAGCAGATTTAAAAAGTTGAAACAAATTGGTATTTTTTATTTTTTTTAGCATCTGAGCTAGGCATGACTCTGAATGAGTTATCAAATAAATTAACACAAGAAGAATTAATATCTTGGGCTGCATATTATGAATTAAAAAATGAATATGAAGAAAAAGCTATACAAAATGTAAAAGATAAATCACGAGCAGGAAAACGATAAAAGAGGTACACTAAAATAAAGTTTTGTTTTTAGGTCGGATCTAATGGCAGGAGAATATGGTGTAAATATAAAATTTAGTGTTAGTGGAACATCAAGACTTGATTTAGTTACAAAAAAAACATCAGAATTGGCAAATGCTGTTGATAAAGTTAATGCTGTAAATTTAAATGATATTACATCTTTTAAAGGAAGTGCAGGACAAGATTTAAAAAAAACAAAGAATCAGCTTATGGGCATGGTTCAACAAGTTAATGCCACAAATAAAGCATTTGGATTAACTATTGAACAACAAGAAGGAGCCTTGCAAGGATTTGAGGCTCTTAGAAGAAGCCTTACTGTAGGAACAAAAGATTTTAATATCGTTACGGAAGCGATAAATAAACAAACACAGGCGATGAAAGATCAAAATAAACAATTTGGTATAAATCAAAAACAACAGCGTAATCCTAGAGGCAATAGAGCAGCTTTACAAAGTGGTCTTATTTCAGGTGGTTTTCCCTTGTTGTTTGGGCAAGGTTTACTTGGAGGTGCTGCTGGTTTTACTGGTGGTTTTGTTGGAACTAAATTAGGCGGTACTCAGGGTGGATTTGCAGGAGGTATTGCTGCTACTGCTGCTTTACAACAAATTCAAACATTTATTAGTAACATTTCACAACTAGGCCAAGCCATGAGTGCCATAACTCCAAATATTGCTGCTTTATCAAAAGCTATGGGGATAGTTGGAACTCAAGAGGAAAGAAGGTTACAAGCTATTGAAAAATTAAGTGGAAAACAAGCTGCTTTCAATGCTGCGATGGAAAAAATGAAACAAACTATTGGTGAAGAAGCAACAGCTAGATTAAAAGCATTTGGTGAAACTTCAAGATTAATAGGAAACGAATTTGCAATCGCAATGACAAAGATGCAAGCATCATTAATTCCAGTTGTTAATTTAATTGATAAGTTTTTTGGCATTTCTAAACAAGCAGAAAAATCTGAGAGAGCTAGAGCAATAGAAAATTCTACAAATCCTGAAATAGTAAGACGAAGAGAAGAAATTGAAAGATTGCAAAATACTACTGGAGGAGGAAGGAGTGGTGCTAAAAGAAGATCTGATAGAATAAAAGTTTTAAAATCAGAATTAGAAGTATTAGGCAAACAAGAAGTTAAAATTAATAAAAGAAATAAAAAAAATGAAGCTGATAAAGCAGTTCTTGAAGCATCATTAAAAGCTACTATTGATAAAACTAGATTATTACAAGACACTCTACAATTTGGTGAACAAGAAGCTTTAATTAGACAAAAGATACTTCAGATTGAGCAACAAGAAGGAATCACTTTAGATGAGAATGGAAGGGAAAGGATAAGAAATGCAATGGAACTCGAAAGATCTTTGCAAAGACAAGTTGAGTTTACAAAAGCTATAGGAGATTCTTTTAAAGAAAGTTTTAAAAATGCAATAACAGGTGCTTCAACATTTAGAGAAGCAATGGTAAATGTTTTAAATACTATTAAAAATAAATTAATTGATTCACAAATAGATAGATTATTTGATTCAGCAAGGTCAAGAGGTGGAAGTAGAGGAGGAGGTATCGGTGGACTCTTAGGTGGGCTATTTGGCGGAGGTAAGAAAGGAGGTGGAGTAACTGATAGTGTATTCACTCCCTCAGTTAATTCTGTTATAGATAATCCATTTGTATTACCTAAAGCAGCAGGTGGACCAGTTAAAAAAGGAGGACGTTTCTTAGTAGGAGAACGTGGGCCAGAACTGTTTACACCTGGAGTATCAGGAATGATTACACCCAATCATGCTCTTGGAGGAAGTACAACCAATATTGTTAATGTCTCTGTAAATGCTTCTGGTAGTTCTGTTCAAGGTAATCAACAAGAAGGCAGAGCACTTGGACAACTTATAGCTTCTGTGGTACAAACAACAATAGTACAAGAACAAAGACCTGGAGGATTATTAAATAAATAATGGCAACTTTTCCTTCAATACAACCTACTTATGGTCTAACAAAAAAAAGCAATCCAAAAGTAAGAGTTTCTCGTCTTGGCGATGGTTATGAATTTAGAGCTTTATATGGCCTTCCATTTTCTCAAGACCCAAAAGTATATGACTTTACTTTTGTTGTCTCTGAAGAGCAGTCAGATGTCATTGAAGGCTTTTTAAGAAGTAGGGTTAACGATCAGGCAAGTTTTACCTTTACACCACCAGGAGAAGGTTTTACGAAAACAGGCACATATAGTCAATCAACTACAACAGCAACAATAACTATTAATAATCATGGAGTTGCAATAGGTGATGTTTTAACTATTGATTACACTTCAACTGCAAGTGGATCTCCTACTGATGGTTCTTTCTCTGTTGCATCTGTCACTAACGATAATGTATTTACAGTAAGTACCAGTAATAGTGCAACTGATTCTGGTAATGTCTCAATTACTCTTTCTGGTGAAGGCAGGTTTGTTTGTGATTCTTGGTCTAAACAAATTCCTTATAATAACAGAGCCGTTATTACAACAACATTCAGAGAGGTATTTGAACCATAAATGGCTAATCCTGTACCTGAGTTACAACAGCTTACAAATAAATCAATCATTGAATTATTTTCTGTTGAATTAAAAGCTGATGTTCATTATACAAAGGTTGCAAAAACAGCTACATATTCTCAAAGTGGCAATACCATAACCATTACATTAAACAGTCATGGGTTCTCAACTGGTTTAATTTTAAGTCTTGATTTTACTTCTGGTAATGCTACAGATGGAATTTATACTATCCAAACAGTTTCAGATGCAAATACATTTACAGTCACAGCAACAGCTTCACAGTCCACAAGTGGTAATGTTTCTTTTAATGTAAATTCAAATTTATCTAATCCTACTGTTTATCTTTTTCATGCTGGAAATAACATGAAAGATAGTTTAGATATTGTATGGCAATCTAATACATTTACAAGGATGCCTTGCGAAGCAAAAGGTTTTAAATATTCTGGAGAGGGAAAATTACCAAGACCTACTTTAACTTTTTCTAATCTGCTTGGATCAATTACATCTATTCTTCTATTAGTAAATCAAACAACACCTTTTTCTGATTTATCGGCTGCAAAAGTTACACGCAGACGTACATTAGCTAGATTTTTAGATGAAGAAAACTTTCCATCAAATATAAATCCATATAAAGTCGGTTCAGTAGATCCTACTGCTGAAAT